TGTGTCAAAGGTTGATACAACCCATACAGCACTACTATCGTTTCCTGTGAGTGATTCATTTGCAGCAAATGTTCCAGTCCTATTAATTACTTGTAGTATTCTTGTAGAACTATCCCATGCTTTGACTTCTGCAGTGGTAGCAGTAGTACCACCAGTTACCGTCTCACCAACAGTAAAGTCTCCTGTGCCACCAACACCCATTGTTAATGATATAGCTGTATCAAACAATACCTCTATTGCATCTATCTCTGCGATACCAGTAGCAAGATCGTCTGAACCAACCTGATATAGTTCTGCAGTAATAGCATAAAATTGAATCTTACCGAACTGGAAGAATGGTTCTTCCTTTCCAACATACTTAATTTCGTACAAGTTCTGTGTGAGAGGATAATATAATAAATCTCCCTCATTAGGTCTCTCAGGAACTGTGAGTGTAGGACTGTGTTCTGCTACTTCTTCTGTCCATCTTTTTGTAGACACACGAAAAATTATCTCGTCTGTGATAGTCAAACCAAACTTACTTATAAATTCTGCATTATCTCCAAAACCCATGACGTTAACTAACATCATTTCAATTTGGAATTGGTCTTGATACTTAGTGTATCTAACTTCATCCAAAGTATTATCCGCTAAGATTGTTTTGGGCAAATAATATATATCAGAACCAAACAGTTTGATCTGCTCATCCACGAGATCTTGTACGAGACCTTGTTCACCACTGTGACCTTGATGATAAGTTGGAAAATAGGAACTAGTAGGCATTTTATCCGATCATATCCATTGGTGGTATTGCGTACTTGCTGAGAATTTGAGATTCAAGTGTCTCAATTTCTGCAAGTGCGTCTGTATATAGTTCTCTTCCATTAAGAGTAACACCGCCTGGTAATTGAACATTGTTATATTTAATCAAGTTCATACCCCACTGTTTCTTCATGAGAGCTGTGGCATATCTCTTTACAAAAATATCATTATTCATTTGTGTAGCGTCTGTAGGGTCAATCATACGATGACACTCAATAAGAACATTAGTTCCTTCTTTTAAAAAGTCTTTGTTTATATCAAGATGCAGACGATCACGACGTGCTGTAAATCTAAACTGTTGAAAAGATCCATTGTTTAGAATCATATCTAGAGTTTCTAGATACTGTTTATTCATATAATAGTTAAGTATATCTAGTGATCCGAATGCATAGAGATCATTCAAGAACAACTGAAACTCAACACCAAAAAGATTTGAACGAATTGAGTTACTAACAAGACCAAATACTCTAGTGATGCCAACTACATGGTCTGGAATTGGAATATAATTTTTTGTTTCTAACCAATTAGTAGTGCCACCATCAGTGCTAGTTGTAGTAACACTCTCACCAAAACGAGTTATATCTGCAGCACTTATTTCGTGATACAAATAAGCACGCTCCATACCATTGTAACAATTCTCTTGGAAGAACTGAAATGTGTCGTCTATTACGTTGTTTACCTGTTCATCATCAATGTTAACTTGCAAGACGGGTTCACCAAGGTTCCTCTTGCAATACGTGATGAGTTCAGTTCTAGAACTTGGAGATGCCATTATACACAAAAATCCCTTCTTACCTATTTAGGAAGAAGGAATCTAGTATTTATTCAGAAGGTGCTTCTGGTGCTTCTGTTTCTGGTTTTTCTTCTAGGAGAGTTAGAGTTTCTAGTCCTCCAGATAATTTTAGTTTATATTCTTTTGCTTTAAGTAGGTTAGCTTCTAATTCTGTTATCTGAGAATCAGTCTTACTTATTTGTTCCTCAAAATTCTTTTTAAGTTGTACAGGATCCATAGTAATCAAGATGAAATATCGTACTAATATTTATACTCCTTGTAAATACCCACAATCTTGGAGCTCGTTGAATGCCTCTCCTTGATACACAACATAATGTAAGAACAGCTGATGATGATAGTCTTTAAGTCCACCTAGCATCGGTTCTCTCCAATGTCTTACTTTGTTTCCTAAGTAGATGACAGCATCTCCATTTTCTAATTCAATCTCAGAGACACCACCGTTTTTTCTTTCTATAAACAACTTCCATGGTTTAGAAAGAGTAGTTCTTAACTGTAAGGTAACACTAATTTCACATGGTTCCCAATCTATATGTGATTCTAATTCAGTGCCAGCATAATAAATCCTATCAAAATAAAAGGTTGGATGTAGTTGATGAGGAGGAAGAATAATCTTTTGAATTTGATTTCTCATCTGCATGTGAAATTGTTTTAAAGGAGGAAAACAAGTTCTAGAGTAAGATCCTTTCACTTGTGTTTCATTTTTATAATCTCCGTCTAAAGTTCCATCATAAAGATATTCAATATGTCTTTCCTCATAAAGATCTTCTGGAAGTATACTCAGATACTCTGGTTCAGAAATAAAATTACGAATGACACAATATCCATTATGCCAAAAAAATTCATTTAGTTTCATAGTTCTACTGCTAGTAATAATGGATCACAATTTTTTTCGTTGTTATTCCAGAAAAAATCCATACCCTTTTCTGTAATCAAATCAAAAGCTAAGGAATATCTTTCTTCCTCTTTCAATTTATCTACAGCATGTGGAAGACATGATGGAAATAATGTCATTCTACCTTTTGTATTCTCAGTTGTAAACCATCCTAAGTATGGAATGTCATAGTCTGTAGTGGTATTATTTTCAGTAAGACAGATATTACCACTAATGTATGCATTTTCATGCATTGCATGTGAATGTCTTTTCAAAACCATTCCTTGTTTTTGTGGGTATACCCAACCTCTTATCCAAGCTTCTTCTTGTTTACACCCGATCTTACGACAGAAGTCATAGTAAGAAGACTTGATAATGTTTTTGAGATCATTGATACATTGATTTTCCCATTGGAAAACATTGTAGTGTTCCCATTGATCGTCTTTGTATAAGTTTTCATTGTCTTTAACTACCTTTAATACATTATCAATTAACTCTAAACTAATAGAATCAAACCACATGTTAACAAAAAACTCTGGAGCAAAGTGATTGTTTGGTGGATTAGATCTCCATGATTTCCACTCAGGCATTTATTCTACCTCCATAATTTACATTCATATCTAGAATATCTTTTCTGAGATCTTCTGAGTAAGGACACACCTCTTGACATATTCTACAGATAGTATCAAGATTTTTAAAAGCCTCAGGAACGTCTACAAAATTTGCACACTTCTCCCAATCAACTAAATCAAAATCCATCTTACATTCCATAGGACATTTTGTTTCACATGGAGCATGACACCCTTCACAATTTTCATAATGTGGTTGTCCTTCTATTATAACAGAATCTTCAAACTCTGCGTTAGTAAATATTAAATCAATTTTATAATTCATTCCAAATTTTTTATGAAATGCTAGTGATGGTTTTGCTAGAGTTGCAGCTCCAGACCTAATAGCAAATTGTTTACGATTAAGATTATAACCATCATAACCAAAATTATATTCGTATCTCGTATTCAAGTAAGTAATAATTTGAGGTAGAAAATTATTCTTATAGTAATAATCATATGCAACATCACTAAAAACATTCCATACAATTACAGACTTACACTCATCAGAAAGATAGTAGTCTTTATCCAAAGAGTTTGGTTTTCCTTTATTATAATTGTCTTGTGCTCTTTGACGTATTAAATCATTAGGTGGTGTTGTAACAGTCACATCAAACATAATAGAAGTATCTCTGGTTACCCAGTCAATAGCTTCAACAATTTGTTTGGTGTTCATAACTGTACCCAATGATCCTTTTTGTTATCAAAAATATCTTCATCATATACAGTCTGTGTAATAATATCAAATGCTATTGTAACACGAACGTCATCACCTTCATAAGTATTAGTATAATGTTCTAACCAATTTGGAAACAAATATACTTTTCCTTTTACATTTTTAGTGTCAAATGTTTTTTTGGTATATGGATTTACATAGTAAGTATGAGTTTCATAATTATCTAGACAAATATGACCACCAAGATATGTGTATTTACTATTCCAGTGTTGATGTGGTTTAATTATTTGTCCTTTTCTTAGAACGTTTGCCCAACATTGAACATATATCTTATCTTCCCACATGTTAGGATCTAATGTGGTAATAAGATTGTCGTGTGAGTTTCTAATAATATCTTTAATATGATCTGCTTCTTCCCATTCTAATAAGTTATATCTACTTGATCTGGATGTCATACTATCTTTACCTAGACCTGTATTCCAGTCACTCTCATATTCATGAGCATCAATTACTTCCTTTTCTTTTGAAAGAATAGTATCTCTAATATCTTTTACTTCTACTTCTCCTTCATACATATACCATTTGTATATTGGAGCAAAAATAGTTTTCGGTTCGTCGTTTTCAAATAAAATTACTTGACTCATAATTACATATACAAAAATTGACTCATAGAATATCTTCCAAGTCCAGAAAGATTTTCCATGACGACAGCTGTCACTTCATGATATAAAATTGAAGGAAATATCACCGTAGTATTATTTAGACATGGGAATTTAACTGCTTTTTCAATGATTAAATCACCACCAGTAAACATCTTTGGTTCTTTATAAAACCAAGTGATAGCAGTAATTACACAATCATCTGTATGTGCTTTGTAATGATCTCCATTTTCAAAATAATGAATTTTAGTTTCATCTTTATTTGATCTCCATATGTAACGAAAAAATGGATGTTTATACATTAAACTTTCCACTAACTCTCTATCAAATAATTTTCTATTAATATTCAATATATCAGATTGTTTAACATCATCATATACAACATTTAAATGAAGACCTTTTCCTACCTTAAGTGCCTCTCCATTTTCATATGCTGTGCCTGGTCCTCCAACTTCCTCTGCTCCTTTATACCTATCAATACTATACAGATAGTTTAGTTCATTCATTATTTTTTCTAACTCATCAGATGAGTAAAAATTTTGAATGTGAACTATTGGGAGATCAGATACTTTAGTAAAAGTCAAATCCGACATTATCAATCTCCTTTATTTTTTTCCATCGGTATACAATGGCATCAGAAAAATACATTACTTTTGGAATTAATTCAAAACCAACTTCTTTATTCTCAACATCTAGAGCATACAAATGTAAGTCTCCAGTGTCTAGACAAATTACTGATGTGAATTTTCCATTTGATGATATCTTATTATCAAATATTTTTTCTATATGATCAACCTCTCCTACAATACCAAACTCCTCACATAATATTTTTTTAATTCCATATTCTATGCTTCTGGTATCAGGTATATTTTTTATATCAATATACTCAGGAAACTTATAACTGTTCCTGATATTTAATAGTTGATGTGCCATTAGAAATAATTAAAATTAATATTAGCTCTGAACTGCTGATCTGTACATGTTGTGCTGTGATGCATCTTGGTAGCATCAAATTTTAATAAACGATTCTCAATAGACTCTACTTTATCATCACCAATAATTGTATATCCATCATTAGTATTCAAATAAAGAATCGCTGCCTTATGCTCAAAATCATAATCGTAATGATCATGATAATGATATAAAGTTTCTGTTCTAGGATATAAATTTACCTTTACACGTAACAGTGCATTTGCTCCAAACATGAATAAGATAGGAACAATACATTGATCAAAATCATTACTGTTTGCTCTATGATTATGATGCATAAGGTGAGTAAAATAAGGATATTTTTCTACTCCATGACCAGATACATCTGTGTTCAAAAACCATGGTGTATTCTGGGAGATAAGAATATTATCCCGAATAATTTTGAATAGATCAGGTGCTAAGTAATTGTCAATAATTTCCATTTTAAATCTCCAAAAAATCTTTGTTTAACGGCATTGTAGTATCTAATCCATACCACATAGAGAGGGTGTATCTATCTCTCTTGATTACATTTGATACACCGTGACGAAATTCCATTCCATCAAAGTAAACTGTTCTTCCAGAGAGAGGTTGAACATCTACTCCTTCAATAATAGTATGACCACCAATATAGTTGTCATTCAAATATGTAATAGAAGCTCCTGTTGTAGTTTTCCTTGTTCTATCTTTATGAAATATTTTACAAGCACCACATGGATACTTTACAATTTCAACATTTTGTAGAACAGAAAACTCCTTATCAGTTACCTTACTCTTTACATCTTTAGCAAGATTAAGAATTTCATAGTATGTTTCTGATAGATTGTATTTACCAATTCCTCCTTTGTCCATACTAAGAACCCTAGTCTCATCCCATGTGTATGTTTTTAGGATATTATCTTTAAAAAAATCAATTATCCTATCTACAAAATCATCACTAAGATCAATGTGTGAAATATGAATCATCGGAATGGTGCTCCAATACTCCAACTGACTAGAGAATACCTAGTTCCTTCTGTAACCTCACGAACTCTGTGATATACAAATGCAGGAAACACTACTAATGTTCCTTTAGATGTTAGTTCTTCAGCAATCTTAGTTTCTTTCATATTGAAATGAAATTCAAGTTCACCCCCTTTGAACTCACTTGAATCATTCAGTAGTAGTGTTGTAGATAGCTTTCTATATTTACCTCGCATATTTACATTAGTATCATCTTCTGGATAAACATAGTGATGTTGATCTGGATGCCAATCATAAAACTGACCGACGTTATATTTTGTAAACTGTAGCATCTCTGTCCAGTCCCAATCATAATTCCATCCTGCACTAGCATTAGCAGAATCAATATATTTTTTTAGAATATTATAAATCCAAGGTTGGTCTATCCATGAGACGTGAGAGTTCCTTGTTTTAAATAAATCTTTTGTATCTTCTTTTTCTACTTTTTCTCTATTAGTTCTATTAATATCACCTAGTTCAAAATTTTCAAGCGTACCCATTTTGATAATACGATCACATTGCTCAGGAGTAAATGCATTTTTAAACCACCAATAATTATTATAAAGATTCATTATCCACCATTATATTGAGTATAATCAAAGTTAGGTATCTTATAAGTATACCACCCAGTCGTAATATATTTAGTTTGTGTTTTGGAAGGCACACCACGATGAACATGTGTCCAATCCACTGGCCACACAACTGTTAATGCCTTGCGTGGTTGTATTTTTATTTGTTGATGGAACCACTCAGTCTCTCCACCATCAGTTACTGTGTTTAGATATGTCATGAATACAAGATGTCTAGTTCCAACTAGATCAGACATAGTAGATTTTTCTGTATGCCACCCAAAGAAAGCTTCACTAGGATTGTATTTTTGAATATTAAAATTAGTATTCAATCCCCATACATCTTGATTGGTAGTAGACCATGGATATTTAAGAGTGTATTTTTTACATACATCACCTAATTCCTTGAGATAATTTTGTATTCTACTGTCAGAATTTCTAGGAATTACTGTAACATCAGTAGATATTTTAAAGTCCTCGTTGACACCTTGACCAATAGATCCTGGTTTCTTACTATCAGATTCTTCAAAGAAAGAAATTAAATCATCACATACATCTTCACTTATATACCATCCAGCAATAAAATTTGGTGATTGTTGTGGAACAATAAACTCATTCATAATGACATATTAAACGAGATAGCAATCTTTTCTTCGCATATCTGTTTCTCTGTACCATGCATTATATCACTTGTAAACAATAAAAGCGAGCTCGGTAAACATGAAAATTCACAATGTTGATGATTCCTTTCATTCCACTCATCTGGATCAGGAAGCATTGTAGGAGTATTAAAAAATTTTATCTTTTCATTAATATCACACTTCACATAATAAACTCCTGCTATCACAGACCCACCATGATTATGTGGAAAAAGATAGTCGCCAGGATAACTAATGTTTGCCCAACAATTTTGAATATGTAATGATTCTCTCTTTTTATAACCTAGAGCATCTAGATATAAATTTGCATGTTTATAAAATTCTTCTACCAGACCATCTAGTTTTGCTACGTCAAAAATATTCTTTTCTAATCTATGTGTAGAATCTACATTTTTTAATTTTTCGCGACAAGTTCCAATACTAAAAAAGGCATCTTTGATTTGTTTCTCATAGATGCCTAATTTATTATTTAAAATGTTTGGTTGAAAATAAATCGCTTTTGGAAACCATAATGAAATCATATTTTTTTATTCAATAACTTTGCTGCACCCACATATGTTGTTGAGGATCAAATTGATAATTTACACGCTTCTCTTCAAAAGCTAAAACTTGTTTATATGTTTTATCATTTTCATCCCATATCCAACCCTTAGGATTTCTCAATGAATTTACAGTATAATCTGATTCGTCTTTATATCCAAGTGGTATACCATTATTATCATTAACTTGATTAGATTGATATGGACACTCCCAATGACATGCTTTTTCATCTAGAATCACATGTGTTCCGTTATGTCTTGGTGGAATAAAAGCATCTCTTTTATAATCATACTTACCACCAACAGCAGCATAATTTTTTCTTAAGCAAGGTTTGCTACCAAATATAGGTGGTACTTCATCACCGTAACTAGCTGGTGCAGGTTGAAATCTATGTTCACCTTTACATGCATTATATGATGTTTGTTTCCAATCCCATTGTGGTTCTCCACCAAATAGTTCAGTAAGAAAATTAACTCCTTTCTGTTCTATTTCGCTACCATCTTCACCTTTAAGAACTGCATCGTCAACGACAACGACATCAACAACAGTTCCTGTTCTGTCTATTTTTGCAAAATGTGCCATTGTTTTATTGATATTTATATTTGACGATTACAATACCGCCACCACCATTACCACCTTTAGGTTCTGGATAGTTGCGAGGATCTTGGTCAGCAGCACCACCGCCACCTCCTCCAAGACCACCTGTGCCAGGATTTCCATTAGCAGTAGGAGATAAAGCACCTACTCCACCACCACCAGATCCACCGTTAGGGTTATGAGGACCGCCAGGATAGTTTGCACCACCACCGCCTCCTCCATATGTAACGGGAGAACCAGAGAGAGCAGATGTATATCCGTTGCCACCTCTTGCAGGTCCTGAGTTAGGTCTATTATAACCATTCTGTCCTGCTTCACCAGCACCTCCTCCACCACCAGAAGTACCATTCTGTTGGTTAGCACCATATCCACCAGGAAATCCTTGACCAGAAGTTCCAGGTCCACCAGGTCCTTCTCCTGCTCCGTCAGTACCATTACCACCACCAGATCCACCTGATTGACCAGGTTTATCTTGTTGACCTCCTCCACCGCCACCAATAGCGGTTTGTGTTCCTAGAGAACTATTTGAACCAGGTGATCCAGCAGAGTTACCAGTTCCTCCAGTTCCTCCACCACCAATAGAGACAGAATATGAACCAGCAGATACGGCATAATTGAAACCTTCAGTTTTTAAACAACCACCAGCTCCACCGCCTCCACCAGATCCAAAGTTATTAAAATCTCCTGAGGCAAATCCACCACCTCCACCGCCACCTGCGACGATGAGATAATCAACTGTATTACCGAATGGTTGTGTTGCATCACCAACTTCAGTCACTACAAAAGAAGATGCACTGTTAAAAGTATGGATACGGAAATCACCATCATTCTGAATTGCTCCTCCAGAAGCTACAATAAATCCACCACCAGCACCAACAGCAGCTTTCCATTCTGATCCATCATAGACCTCAATACCACCATCTTCAGAGTTGTAGATCATCATACCAGTAGTTGCTGATAATGCATTTCTCTGAGCAACAGAGTATGATGGCAAATTTAATGTCCCTGTGATGTTAAGGGTTCCAGCATTTAATGTAGACATAAGTTTTTAGGATTCTCCTCCGTTATATTTATTAAACATCAGACGTACCAGTAGAAGGATATTGTCTTCCTTCTCCCCATATAATTCGTACTGCACCTTTACCACCAGCAGTTCCTTGAGAGTTTGTATCATCCTCAACTCCAGCACCTCCACCACCAGGATATCCACCTCTGTCTGACTGAGGAGCTGATGTACTAGCATCAGAAGAACCAGTTACACTACCTGCACCACCATATGATCCACTACTACCTTGTCCATATACTCCTGTTCCACCACCGCCACCTTCTGCACCAGGAGGTTGACTGTTAATATTTCTTCCACCAGCACCACCACCGCCGTTACCGTTTGCACCACTACCCTGTGTACCGTGACCTATTCCACCATTTCCTGAATATCCACCAGCTCCACCGCCACCAGCTCCAGCACCGTTCCATTGAGAACGACCTCCTTGACCTCCAGTTCCTCCACCATTTCTTTTAGATCCAGATGATCCACCACCTGTACCACCATCTATTTGAGAACTAGTATTACTTATTCCACCATTACCACCTTCACCACGTAATAAAGCAGTTCCTGATCTTGAGATAGATGAATCTCCACCAGTTCCAGCAGCTCCTGATCCAGATGTTGAACCACGAGAACCACCTGCACCAACAACAACTGTCAAGGTTTCTCCAGATGTCACAGCAAATGTTCCATATGATAGACCACCGCCTCCACCACCAGATGAACCTGGTCCTGAAGTACCGTTGTTACCTCCTCCACCTCCTCCACCGCCAACACATACGGCAGAAATTTGTGTTGCTCCTGATGGAACATTAAAGGTATAAGAACCAGGAGTGCCAAAAAATTGTTGACCAGGTTCTACAATACCACCTGTACCAACAGCAGTTTGCCACTGTGTTCCATCCCATATCTGTACAGCAGGATCTTCACTATTATAGATCATCATACCTTGTGTAGGTGTCAGAGCATCCCTTCCTGCATTACTGTAAGATGGTAACTGAAGAGTTCCTGTAATATTAAGAGTTCCAGCATTTAAGGTAGACATAGTTTTTTTATTGTCTCTGTGTTTCTTGCCAAATTAGATCGCCATCACTATTTGGAGCATATAGGTAAATTTTCTTTGATTCAGGTTCCCAGCAAATAGCTCCTTCTTCTGCTCTTGGCATGTCACCAAGTCCATGAATAGGAAGATCTACTGAGATACTTGGATTGGCAGTATTAACTGTCAATTTTCCATCTATAAAAGGCATTGTAAAATTCCTCGTTAGTGTTATTTATAATATGTTCCAGACACCACCAGAACTGATAGTGACTGTATATCCACTCGCAACAGCGACAGGACCATATGAAGCAGCGTTGTCTGCACCACCAATTGTAAGGTTCTGAGAAATACTATTTCTGTTTCTCTTAACAATACCGTAAGTATCTAGGTATTGTGCATCTCCGTTGACACGAAGAGTACTCTTAAGATTTGTCTCACCATTAACTTCTAATGTATAAGAAGGATCTGATTGATTAATACCAACCTTAGATAGTCTGAATATATCAGTTCCATTAGAAGCTTCAGTCCATCTAGAAGTTACAAACTCTGCATTGTTCTGGAAGAGTTGACCATTAAAGTTAACGTCACCTTGAACATTTAGTTTGTATTGTCTAACAGTGCTTGTTGATGGATCAGTTCCAGAATGTGCTGTTGTGTTAATTGCAACAGCATTGGTATCTCCCTTAATCTGAAGTGCAGGAGTTGTATTCCAGTCATTATTACCATCACTATTAGATGCTTGGATTGCAAATAAATCATTACCTGTTGTCTGCTGACTTATTCTAAAGCTTCTATAGTTAAGAGCACCAAACATAGTAATGAATGTACCAGAGTTATCATTACCACTGTCTAGGAAAACACCTTCTCGGAATAGAACTTTCTTATCAGCTTCAATAGCATATTGTGTTCCACTGTTCTCAATCTTAAGACCACCCTGACCACTGATGGTTAGTTTGTTAGAAGAGTTATTACGGAAGATAAAGTCTCTATCTTCTGCTCTACCATTGAAGATCCAGTGTGCACCCTCGCCAGGAGTGATACTACTACCAGTTCCAGATGTAAGGAACATCATCGCATGACTAGCATTATCATAATAATTGTCTCTAACATCAAGCAGTAACATGTGGTTAGTGCCATTGATGCCAGATCCACCACCTTGTATTCTTAGAGCAGCTGTGCTTCCACCTTTAACTTCAAGACCAACTCCAGCTTCTAGTGTTGTACCAACGTTAATACCAACACTATCATTAGATGCATCAACAAATAAAGCATCAGTATCTACTGCGAAGTCATCTGTGACTGTTGCTTTACTATTAAATGTAGCATCACCAGAAACTCCTAATGTAGATCCAGTACCAGTAATGTTCAACGATCCAGACATGCTATCGCCAGCCTTAAGAACGTTCAGAGAAGCAGAACCAGTTAAGGTTGCTGTGATTGTACCAGCAGAGAAGTTACCACTAGCATCTCTCTTAACACCACTGTTTGCAATGTTTGCTGATTGGAATTCAATATTACCTGCGTTCCAAACAACATTACCGTTAACGTTGAAACCATCAGCGTTTGCAACTAAACAGTTGAGAGTACCAGAACCATCAGTAGCATTACCACCAGTTGCAACCAAACCTACGTTGTAGTTAGCAGCAGATACAGAAGAATTAAAGTAAACGCCAGGAGAGGATGCAATACTATCTTTTCTACCTAGTCTTAGGTTTGCAGTACCACCGTCACTTTCTAACTTAGCAACTTGAATAGTGTTACCATCTTCAAGTGTAAAGTCTTGGAATTCTTTTCTATTAGCAGCAGTTCCAATTGTTTTAGCACCGATAAAGTTACCAGTAGTTAATCTACCAATAATAATTGTATAATCATTAGTGTTATCTGCTTCGTTATTGACGATAATATTATCAATAGCGATAGTACCTGTACCCTGACTATTTGCGTCATATAAGTTGACATTAGCACCAGGCGTAAATGGTGTTGTATTTAATATTAAACCAGAAATATAAATTCTATACTTAGGATCTCCATTAAATGCTTTGATAGTCAAATCATTTTGTACTACCTTAGCACTCATAAAGGTAGGTAGTCTGTTATCAGACAGAGTTCCATAGTTAATGTTTAGAGCATTTTGATACCAAATTCCCTGTCTGTTATCAAGTCTATCAGCATCTAACTCAGATCCAATACCATCATTTAATGATGACCATATCTTCGCCCAAGATCCAAAGGTTGTAACACCAGTTCCAGATCCACGAAGATACATGTTATCGTTATCTGTAAATGCAAGTTGTCTTATACCACCGAATGAAGCATCAAAACTAGTTCCACCAGCTCTGAGTGTTATAACCAAGTTCTTGGTTCCACCATCACTCAAACCGTTTGCTGAGTTGTTGATAGTGTTAGAAACAATACCACCAGCAAAGTTATCAGGAGAAGGGTTAGAAGTTGGGTTGTTAGTACCAGTTGCAAGTCTAAGTGTATTACCAGAAGAACCAGAAACACTGATGTTATAACTACCACTAAGTCTATCTGTTGGAACTGATCCAGAGAACAGGTTAGTAGCATTAGTATAGTATTCACCTTGCTGTCCATCTAACAAGTCAGCATCTAGTCCACTGTCAGCACCAACATTAAGATCAACAGAACCATTACCAGATACACCAATATTAAACTGAGATTTCTTAAATCTAGCAACACCAATAGTACC